AGAAGGCCAGCATTTCCCCGCGGCGGAGGCCGGCATAGAGCATCAGCACGGCGGGGCCCTGCATCCTGTGCGGGGTGGAAAGGATCAGATCCCGCTCCCATGGCTCAATGGCGCGGTGGGTGCCCACTGTGCCCTTGTGGGGGCGGGCGGATTCCTTTTCCACGGGATTCGACCGGCAATAGCCGTTTTCGATGGCGGAAGCGAACATGGCCCGGTAAAGCATGCGGGCGCGGTGAATGGTGCTGTCGGAATAGTCCAGGTAATGCGTCCAGACCTTCAGGATGTCATTCGGAACGACCGCATTCATGTACTTATCCCCGCAGACGGCGGTCAGGGCTTCCAGCTGGACAGAGTAATCATTGTAGCACTTATCCGAAACGGAGGCTTTCGCCACGGGCAGCCATTCGGCAGCGTAATCGGATACCGTGATATTCCGGATCTGTTCTATACCGTGTTCGCACTGATACTTGTATTCATCGCGGAGGCGGGCCGCTTCCTCCGGGGTGGATCCGTAAAATTCCTTTCCCTTGTATTTCGCGCGGTACCGGCCATCCGGCCGGGCCTTCAGGGCGGGGGCCTGTTTCTTCTTTGGCACGAAGATAACTTCCTTTCTTTGCAAAAATGAATCAGCCATACTTCATCGCGGCACCCAAAACAAAAAGAAAGGGGGAAACCGTGATGGAGGAACTGAAAAGGGCCATCATCGCTGCGCTGGATCTGCTGGACCGGTGGCAGCTGAAGGTGATCTACTGGATCATCCGGGAAATCACAAAGTAACCAGGGAAAGAAGGGGGCGTGGATTATTCCGCGTCCCCTTCCTTTTCTTTCCGGCGGCGTTCCAGCTCCGCGAAGGCGTCATCCAGCGTTTTCCACCACTCCGGATCGATGTCAACCAGGACATCAACCAGCATTTTCACGCGGGCCGGAAGATCCGAATAAGCGCTTGTCAGCTTGTCCAGCGCGTCGCGGGAGGCTGTTGGATCCTCCATCGGGCCTTCCCCGGTTTTCAACCAGGTGTAGGATACTCCGAATTCTTTAGAAATCAGCTTCAGCATGGAATCAGACGGAACCACGCGGCCTGTTTCGTAAGAAGTAAGCATTGCCTGGGTGGCTCCGATTTTGTTTCCGAATTCCGTCTGATTGAGTCCGCTGAGCTTTCTAACGGTTTTGATACGATCCTTCAAGGAATCACCTCCAACTCTTTCATGGGTAGCCGCCGCCGGGGTCGCGTCCTGGCGGCGGCGTTTTTGTTTCCCGCATCTCATCCTCCGCCGGATGGCTTTTTGCATCCGTTCCGGTGGTCCTTCATGCCGGTGTGGATGTCAGTGTCTCCCTCCATGGGCTCGCAGCCCCGGATCGCGAACCAGCTGCCGTCCTCGCTCTGGATCACGTACTTATCCGGCCCGTTCACATCCGGTCTTCAAACATTGTATCACAAAAAAATTATAGCTGCAACTATAAAAATTTGAAAAATATATTGACAGATATATTTCAAAGTGGTATTTTATAGCTGTAGCAATACTCGGAGCCAGAAAGGAGCGTAAAACCATGAAGCTGAGCGAGATCAAGAAGGGAACCCTGTTCACCCTGAAGCCCATCGAATATCCGAAAGAAAGTCAGGTCTACATCCGGGGAGACTATGACCGCAGCGAAAAGAAATACGGATGCGGGAAGTTCTCCGACATCAGCAGCAGCCGGATGCTGAAGGGCAGCACGGAAGTTTATACGGACTTTATATTCTGAGAGGGTCAGGAAATGAAATGTGAGCTTTAAATGATGGGCGGCATGCTGCCGTAACTCAGTTGGTCAGAGTTCCGGCCTTATAAGCCGGGGGTCGTGGGTTCGAGCCCCACCGGCAGTACGCCCATCGGATGCGGTGGCGGAAAAGGTAGACGCAGGGAGATTCAGGAGACGGGAATACGGGTAAAAACGTAAGGTACTGTTCCCAAGGGTTCGATTCCCAATAACCTGTGCAGACGTCGGCACATGTTAGGTGCAAATCCTAACCCGCATCATCATTAATAGGAGGTAATTCTGGATGGCAAAACTTCCTGACGGATGGGTGTTTATCCCAAAGATGAAAGATATACTGACTGTTACAGTGGAACAAAAAGAGCTTGTATGTTGCCGAAATTGCAAACATTGGATACCGGGAGAGATTGACGAGATGGACAACTTTACCGAGCCGAGGTGCGAGTGGCACGGCGGCGGCTGGTCATCGAATGATTATTGCTCATACGCGGAGCAAAGGGAGGAAACATGTACATCAAACTGCACGAGCTGAAACGGTGCCCGTTCTGCGGGGAGCTGGCAAAGGTGATCCAGCTCCCATTCTGCCCGGAGGATATCAAGAGCAAAAAATGGGTGGTTGGATGCGACGGGAAATATGGGAGCCTTTGCCCCGGGTACATAGACAAATGCGCACCGTTCTATGTTACGCGGGAGCAGGCGGTGGAATACTGGAATTACAGACCGCCAATCGCGGTGGCCGATGAAATTTGATGCTTTATGCGGAGAAGCAGGAATGACAAGAGATGAAATTATCAAAGGCTTAGAAAAAGAAATCCGCAGGATTCACAGTGAACCGAAAGGAAAGATGCTCGGAATTTTCATGACAGTAGACGAAGCGGAAGATATCGTTGCCTTGCTGAAAGAACAGGAAGCAGTTGAAGCACGGAAGAAAAACGATGGAAAGCCGCAACCGTGGACAAGTTGGTGGTATGTATGCGGTGAATGCGGGGGAGAGATTGATTATAGAGACAGATTTTGCAGGTACTGTGGGAAAGCGGTGAAGTGGGATGAATGTGCAGATTGTTGAACGGATGATAAAGACAGGGCTGCGGCCAATCAGACTGATCACGATGCTGGAACTGATACCGGAAGACACCTTCGTGGAGATCGTCGATATTGCCGACATGGGAACCGGAGGACAGGATGTGATCTACAACGGGGAGCTGACTGATTTCTGCCGGAACGGAAGCATGACGGAGTGGAACGCCCTGGATGAAGCTGTCGGGCAGGTGGCACCGTATGAGGATCCGGACACCATCGGGCCAATGCTCCGGATCCTGATCTGGAAGGATGAATGCTACCGGCTGAACCATCAGAAGGACGGGAGGGAAAAAGGGTGAGAAGGAAAGCAGACTGGGCGCTGATCGCCCTCAGCGCGGTTTATTTCGCGGAGGGGATCATCACGATCATTCAGCCCTACGGAGAGCGGACAATCTTTCTGGCGGTGGCGAACTCGCTCACCCTGGGCCTGATCATGGCTGTCATTGGACTGAGGAAGTGAGGATGAAAGATGAGCGGAAAAAGAAAACGGAAAGCACTCACAAAGCAGATCCACTCCGCGAAGTGGCGCGTATTTAATCAGCACACATGGATGGAATTTGCTGAATGCTCCCATTGCGGACGGGAACAGCCGAAGCCCTACCCTACCTGGTGCCCTGGGTGCAAGCGGCTGATGGCGGAGAAGGAATTCATCGAATAAAGGGGGACGGGCCATGAATGAAGCATATGAACTTCTTCAGGAATACGCCATGGGCGGGAAAGCGAAGCTTATACTGCATGGTGTTCTGGCGAAGTACTTATCAAATGATCTGGCCAAATACATATTAAGCGACTTCACGCATGAGCTGATGGAAGAAAAGACGAATGCGCTGCTGGGCAAGAGAGGAGAGAATGAAAATGGAAGATATGATGAAGATGGACGCCATCCAGGCGGAGAACCGGGAAGACGGGAACAAGCCGGATGTGGCGGAGTACCGGAAGAAGATTGAGGACCTGAGCCGGGAAGATCTGGCCTTCATGGACGGATACCTTTTCGCGAAGGTCACATCAGCAAAGCAGACCGTAGCATGACGGAGGGGAAAATGGCTGAGAAATACCTGAAGCCCGCGGATGTGGCGGAGATCCTGGGCATCAGCCTGACCATGGCCAGAGAGATCATGCCGAAGATGGCCGGGTGCATCAATGTGGGCCGGGGCAGATGCAACCAGTCTTTACGGGTTCCTGCCTCCGGGCTGCATGCCTGGACGGATAACCGGGTGATCTGCATGCCAAAGGGGAAGATCGCGCGGAGGCCCATCGGACGGAGGCGGGAAAAAAGCGGATGAACGAGATACGATGCAGGGTCTGCGGGAAGCGGATCCGGATGATCAAGACGGCAAAGGGAAAGACAATCCCATGTAATCCGTGGGAAGTCGAATTTGTGCCGGATGTGAACGGGCCGGATAAGTACGTGATCCAGAGCGAGGACGGCAGCTGGTTCGCGATCCGGGGCTGCGAGCCCATGGAGGGAGACACGGACATCCACACAGGCATGAAGGATCACCGGAACGGATGCAAAAAGCCATCCGGCGGAGGATGAGATGCGGGAAACAAAAACGCCGCCGCCAGGACGCGACCCCGGCGGCGGCTACCCCTGAAAGAGGCGGAATAACACCGCTATTATACAGCGGAGAAAGAGGAAAGGCAACCATGAAAGAAAAGACACGTTTCATCGTGCTGATTATCGTCATGATTATTGTGGGCATGGCCCTGGGCGAGGCCCTGAGCTACTTCGTGAACAAGCGGGCGGAGGCGGCCTACTGGACAGAAAGCTATCCCATGGCCAACGCAAACATCACATGGACGGGTGCAGGATACCAGGGGGTGGGAAAATGATCAGGCAGGGATACATTATAAAGAAGGACGGGCAATATATTTCCGGAAGATACAGCGAGCGGAAGGCCTTCATCTGGAGTATTTACCGGTATGACAGCGTGGTGTTCGAGCTGAAATGCCAGGCGCTGCAGATTGCCAGGCGGATCTGCGGGGTGGGCGAAACGGTGGAAATCGCCTTTTTCAACCGACTGGACGGAGATGAAAGGACGGTGGACACCATATGCCGATGATCACGCAAAGGGACCGGCTGCGGAGGTCTCTGGACATCCTGCGGAGGGAAAGAAGGGCGGAGGTAGAAAGGGCCGGGAACCTGGAAGGAATCACCCTGCCTCAGATTGTAACGCTGCGGAACAAAAAGATGCTGCACATCGCGGAGATTGATCAGATGATCCGCCAGGCGGAAGAAAGAATCAGGGAGCTGGAAATCAGAGAACCGGAATCCGGGAAAAAATGGGGATGGAATGGAGGGCTATCGAGATGACAAGGTATGAAGCACTGAGCGCGGCGATTGCTATGGTGGAGGGGGCTGCTGCTGTTTTTAAGCATGAGGAATACAATCAGCATGTGCTGGAGACGAAAGAGATCCTGCAGGACATCGCAAAGGATGTCCGCTACGGCGGAGAATGGAGAGGGGCAGAGGATAAACTGACCTACGCCCTTGACCGGTGCGTGAAGATGGAATGTAACCTTTGCAAGATGCACAGTACACCACAATGCAAGATGCAGCTGAAGAAGGAAGCGGCGATGGCCATCAGGCAGCAGCGGAAGACGATTCTGGAATTGAAAGCGGAACTGGACGCCATGCGGGGTGACGCGGATGACAGCGATCTGGAACAGCCGGAACCGGCGGAATGGCAGAAGGAAATCATGAAAGAGATGGAAGGACATGCGGATGTGCTTCCTTTTTAGGGGGTGCAATGGATGGCAATGGAATCGAAAGTGGATTTTCTCCGGAGCGCGGAAACCGCCCTGGCGGAAGTCGTCACAGCGTCGGACATGAAGAAGATCATGCGAACCCTGGCCGATGTGCTGGAAGGATACGAAAGAAATGAGGTCGCCTGCAGACAGGCGCTGAAGCGGGACGCGAAAAACGCCATCCGGACGCTCATGGCCAGGCTGGAAAAAGAGCAGGAGCCAAGGGTGATGACGCTGGAAGAGGTCAAAGCCTTTGGATGGGATTACTGCTATTTGGAAGAAGAACGCTTGCCGGGGAAAGAATACCGGAGCGTTTGTGGTGACTATGCGTTGACATGCATTACATGGCCATGCATTGCCTCAATGCGGTTACAGCACGGCGATGACAGCTATGGCAAGAAATGGCGGTGCTGGTCTGCAAAGCCAACGGACAAACAGCGACAGAAGGTGAAGTGGGGATGAAATGCGACAGATGCCCATACCAGCCGGAGCGGAGCGAGGCAGGAGATTATCCTGACTGCTTCGCATCAGAGGAAGACCAGAGAGAATTTAAGGATGGGAGCTACGGGTGCCGGTTTACGAGAAAACAGCTTGACCGGATGCAGGAGGAATATTCGGACTACCTGGGCGATATGGGAATGGATATGGGTGTGGAATATGATTTCAGGAACAAAGGATGGAACCTGCAAACCGCATTATCAAACATGATGCACATGGTCGGGATGTGGCCGGAGGGAGTACGCCATGCGTATAAGCGGCACGGGAAGATTTTCTACAGACCATACCGGAATTACTGGGCGGGTGCGAACAAATATCTGGACTATTTTAGCGGGGCACTCGGGATCACGGAAAAGACAGAACCGACAGAATCAGAAAAGCTGCCGGTTTACAGGTTGACAAACTATGGGCTGCGGTTCCTTGGCAGGCACATAGGCGTGACGATTTACCCGGAGGAGGACTGACGGTGAGCTATGATATCAGGTTCGGAGTCAAAGTTGCTGGGGCAGATGATTGCTATGCTGTGATCGGACAACCTGAGTATGAAAGCCCAACGTACAATCTGCGGGATATTTTCGTGCGGAGCATGGACTGGGATTACCATCAGGGCGAATGGTACAAGATTACCGAGGTTCTGCCGAGAATCCAACACGGGATTACTGAGCTGACATTGCATCCGCAGAGATATAAAAAATCTGAACCGGAGAGTTGGGGAACTGTTGGCAGCGCAATCAAATGTCTGCGATCAGTTGTCGATTATTTCAGAGCTAACAATTTGGATGGTCTGAGCGGCAGTTGGAACGCCAATGTGCCGATAGACTGCATTTATATGCGGTGGTAAGGTCAGGCGGTGCAGTGGACTGGATGAGTACATTGTCTGAGCGATTACGGGATGTGACGTGACGGCGGGCTGCCTGATGGCGGCCGGGCCGGAGGGGCCGGCGGATTCGATCAACAGTCTTCACCGGCGGGCGGGCTCTTGGCGGGGCGGCGTCCGTCGGAAATGGATCCGCGCGGGAGGGATTTTCAAAAGTGCAGCTGCGGACGGCCGGCGGGATCGGCGGGGAACCGGGGAGGAATCCCCGGGAGCGGCGCGGACGCGGAGGAGATAGAGGTGGCGGGAGCTGCCGGGAGCGGCGCGGACGCGGAGGAGACAGAGGTGGCGGGAGCTGCCGGGAGCGGCGCGGACGCGGAGGAGATAGAGGCGGCGGGAGGCTGCCGGGAGAGGGGACACCATGCTGGCATTTGATGAGATCCTGGGGCGGTTTGACGGGGTGCGGAAGAAGGGCAGCCGGGGCGCGATGGTCAAGTGCCCCTGCCACGCGGACCAGACCCAGAGCCTGAGCATCGACCTGGTGGAGAGCGGGAAGGGCCGGAGGGTCCTTTTCCATTGCTTCGCGGGGTGCGAGGCTGCGGACATCCTGAAGGCGAAGGGGCTGACCTGGGCCGACGTCATGGAGATGGAGGAACGGGACGGCCGGGGAAGCGCTTCGCGCGGATCCACGGGCAGGAGATCGGGCCGCGGTGGAAAACCTGTGGAAAAGGTGGATAACCAAAAGGCCGCGGGGAACCGTGCGGGGAACGGCAGCGGGGATCCGGGCCGGGAGAAGCTGGAGGACGCGGGATACAGCGTGCACCAGGCGGGCGGACAGGACGGCCGGAGCGGCCAGGAAGGCGGGAGCGATGGACGGCAGGACGGTGGCGATCGTCAGCGGCGCGGTGTGGGTGCTGGAGATCGGGCTGTGCATGGCGGTGATGACGGCGAGCATCCGGGCGCTGGTGAGGATCATCCGGAAATGGCGCAGGAAGTGAGCGCGGCGGGCCGGCAGAATGGCCAGGGCAACCGGGGCGGCGAGAGCGGCGAAAGCAGCCAGGGCAATCGGGGCGGCCAGAATGGCCAGGGCAACCGGGGCGGACAGGATGGCCAGGGCACCCGGGGCGGACAGCCTGGCCAGGGCACTCGGGGCGGCCAGAATGGCCAGGGCAACCGGGGCGGACAGGATGGCCAGGGCAACCGGGGCGGACAGAATGGCCCGGACGGTAAGGACGGGGAGAAGGCCCCGGAGATCGACTGGAACAACCCGGACGCGGTGTACAGCTACACGGACGCGGCCGGGAAGGAGCTTTTTCAGGTGGTCCGGTACCACTACAAAAACGCGCCGGGGAAGACCTTCCGGCAGCGGATGCAGCGGCCGGGGGACCCGAAGGCCAATGCCGGCGGATGGGTGCACAGCGTGCCGGAGGACATCCGGAACAGGACCCTTTACCGGATGCCGGAGATCGGGGAGGCCATCCGGAAGGGGGAGATCGTGTACGTCGTCGAGGGGGAGAAGGACGTCGAGACCCTGCGCCGGCTGGGGAAGACCGCGACCTGCAACCCCGGCGGGGCCGGGAAATGGCGGGACAGCTACAGCGACATCCTCGCGGGCGCTGACCTGGTGATCCTGCCGGACAACGACCCGCGGAACGACAAGGGCGGGTACCCTGGGCAGGATCACGCCTTCTCCGTCGCGATCATGAGCCAGGGGAAGGCGAAGCGCATCCGGATCGTGAACCTGAAGGAGGCCTGCCCCCAGCTGCCGGAGAAGGGGGACGTCAGCGACCTGGTGGCCCTGATGGGGGACACGGAGGGAATGGACGCCCTGGCGCGCCAGACGGTGGCCACGAAGGACTTTGACCCGCAGATGGTGCCCTTCTGGCTGACCCCGATGGAGCAGGCGGAGCGGCTGTACGCCCAGGTGAGCGGATACGGCGTAAAGGACGGGGCCATCGTGCAGAAGACGGGGGACAGCATCAAGCCCCTGTGCGACTTCGTGGTGATCCCCCGGAGCGAGATCATCCGGGACGACGGCGTCAGCACCGACAGGTACTTCACCCTGGACGGATGGAACCAGAGCGGACAGAAGCTGCCCCGGGTCACCATCAAGAGCCGCGACCTGGACGGGATGGCGTGGATCCGCGAGCTGTGGGGGTACGGCGCGGCCATCGTGCCGGGGAGCACGACGAAGGCAAAGGTGGCCTGGTGCATCGCGAAGGTGGGCCAGATGATGAGCAAGACCGTCATCGAATACAGCCACACGGGGTGGCGGAAGATCGGCGGGAAGTGGGCCTACCTTTACCAGGGCGGGGCCATCGGCGCCGGGGGCGTGACCGTGAACCTGGAGGAGGGGCTGCGGACCTACCGGCTGGACGGGAGCGGGGCCCCGGGCTTCCAGGAGATGCCCTTCCGGGAGGCGGCGAAAAAGAGCCTGGAGATGCTGGAGGTGGCGAAAAGGGGCACGGCCCTGGCGCTGCTGGGGACCATGTTTCTGGCGCCGCTACGGGAATGGATGGACCAGACCGACGTGGCGCCGGCCTTTTCCCTTTTCCTGCACGGGCAGACGCAGACCCGAAAGAGCACCCTGACGGCCCTGGCCATGGCGCATTTCGGAAACTTCCACGCGAAGAACGCGCCGACCAACTTTAAATCCACCGGGAACAACATCACCCGGAAGGCCTTCATGTGCAAGGACATGCCCCTGTGGGTCGACGATTTCCATCCCACGGACAGCCAGCAGGAGAAGCGGGCGATGAACGCCACGGCCCAGCGGCTGGCCCGGGCCTTCGGGGACGGGGCGGACCGGGGACGGCTGAACGCGGACGGCACGCTGCAGACCAACCGGCCGCCCCGGAGCATCGCCGTCATCACGGGGGAGGACCTGCCGGCGGTGGGGGCCAGCGGCCTGGCCCGGTTCTTTATCATCGACGTGGACAAGGGGGATGTACCTGTGACAGAGAAACTGACAGCGCTGCAGGAGGCGGCCCGGCAGGGGTGGCTGCAGCGGAGCATGCGGGGCTACATCCTGTGGCTGAGCCAGCAGACGGACAAGCTGCCGGACCGGCTGCATGAGATGTACACGAGATACCGGGACGAGATCAGGCGCAAGGGCGCGGGGGACCAGGAGCGGGCCCCGGAGGCGCTGGCCTGCATCCTGATCGGGCTGCGGGAGATGCTGGAATACATGGTGGCGGTGGAGGCCGTCAGCGGGGCGGAGGCCCAGCAGCTGATCGGGGAGGCGCTGGACGACCTGACGGAGGCCAGCCGGCGGCAGAGCCGGGAGATGGAGAGCGAGAAGCCGACAAGGATCTTCCTGGACACCGTGGCGGAGATGATCGCCAGCGGCAAGGTGAGCGTGTGGGACCTGGTGCTCGACGCCGAAAAGAAGAAGAACTACCCGCAGGAGAACATGATCGGGTACCGGGACAATGAGTATTATTACCTGCTGCCGAACATGGCCTTCCGGGAGGTGAGCCGGGTGTGCCGGGAGGAGGGACACGAATTCCCGGTGAGCCTGAAGGCGCTGTACAAGCACCTGATCGCGGACGGGGCGGTGACCGGGGTCAAGGACGGGGAGAGCCCGGCCCGGCCGAAGACGATCAATGGGAAAAGCGTGCGGGTGATCCGGATCGCGGCGGAGACGATCGAGGGCACCGGCGAGAGCGAGCGGGAGGGCCAGACGGTCATGCCGCTGACAAAGGTGCAGCCGGAGGGGCTGCCGGAGGGGTGGTAAGATGATCTGCGAGAGCTGCCGGTTCGGCTTCCCGGAGGAGGAGGCCGACGAGCCGGAGGAAGGAAAGGGCGCGGCGCTGTACTACTGCGAGGCGAGCGACGAGGTGATCGGGTACCGGCACCGGTGCCCGATGTGGCGGTGCAAGCTGGGGAAGATCGGGACCCCGGAGGAATATCTGCATTTCGAGGGCAAGAAAGGGAGGAGCGAGGAATGAACACGCTGCACATTATCGGGAACCTGACGAGGGATCCGGAGAGCGGAAACACGCAGGGGGGAACGTTCTACTGCCGGTTCATGGTGGCGGTGAACCGGCGATACAAGAAGCAGGGCGGGCCGGAGGCGGACTTTATGCGGGTCACCACCTTCAGCGGGCTGGCGGAGACCTGCGCCAGATACCTGGCGAAGGGGCGGAAGGTGGCCGTCGTCGGGGAATGCGAGGCCCACGGATGGATCGGGAAGAACGGGGAGGCGCGGGCGCAGATCGAGGTCACGGCTCGGGACGTTGAATTCCTCAGCAGCGGGCCCCGGAGCGGGCTGAACGACCCGCCGGAGGATCCGGCCTGGATCAACCCGCCGGAGGATGCGGCAGTCAACCGGCCGGAGAATACGGCCGGGCAGCAGGTGAGCTATACCGAGGTGCAGGCGCCGGAGGATATGCCGTATTAAGTGAGACCACGGAGGCGGGAAGGCTGGCGGAGAAAGGTGGGAAAGATGAACGGGTTAACGATTTTCAGAAGGTGCCGGAGCGCGGACGAGGAGCTCGCGAAGCTGGAGGGGCGGATCCAGCGGAAGCGGGAGCGCATGGCCAGCTTCGGGGGCATCCGGATGGACGCCAACGGGGGCAGCCGGAGCACCGGGGACGGCGACCGGATGGCGGGGATGGCCGCGGCCCTGGACGAGGCGGAGCGGGAGAAGCGGGACCGGCTGGAGGCGAAGATCGCGGAGGTCAACGCCGCGGAGCAGCTGCTGGAGATGGTGCCGGACCAGGAGAGCGAGATCCTGGAAAGGTACTACCTGAACAAGAACTCGCTGCGGGAGGTGGCGAAGAAGATGCACCTGAGCGAGGGATACGTAAGGGCCCGGAAGAAGGACGCGGATCTGGCGGCGGAGACGATATCCGAGGAGCGGGTGGCGGGCACGCTGCCGCGGTGGTACCTCCAGAAATGGGGGTAGGCCGGAGGACGGCGGGAACGGACGGAAGCGGGCGGGAAATGCCCGGGAAAGGGAGGACCGAAAATGAAAAACCAGTACGAGAACGGACGGCCGGCGCCCGACTGCGGGAGCTGCTGGCAGAAGGACAGCTGCGTGGACGCGGAGGAGGGGCGGTTCTGCACCCGGTGGGCCACGGAGGACCCGGCGAAGAAGCCCAGGGAGAAGGGCCCGGCGGAGAAATGGAGCGAGGGCGAGGAGGACTGGATCTGATGAGCGCGGAAGGGAGCCTGGAGGAGTTTGTGCGGGAGCGGGACGAGGTGTTCACGCGGTTCGTCCTGGAGGACGACTGGCAGGCGGTGGAGGACTACATGATCAAATATGAGCTGATCGACGAGGCGCCGAAGAACCCGAACATTGTGAAGGCGGCGGTGTACAAGGCGGTTCAGGAATGCCGGAACATCCCCGCAGAGGTCAAGGCAGAGGCGGCGCGGAAATGCCGGGAGATGGGATTCCGGCCGACAACGATCACCGGGCAGTAAGCGCCGGGAGGGGGTACCGGTTTTCCGGGCATATGTAACTGTTCAGTCGCTCGCTTCCCGCGGTATTTCCGTTCCGGGTGACGCCTCGCGGCTCCGCTCACTTACGCAGCGGTTCTAAGCTCTGGCTTCGCCGTTCGGCTCGCCAATCGCTAAGAACCGGCGAGAATCGAGGCACCCGGACCGGAAACACCCCGGCGCTCGCTGGCTGGACTGAAATTTCGGGCATATAATAGAAGGAACATACATCAGATGACACGGGGAAGCGCGAAAGAGCACCAAAAAGCATCCAAAAGCGTTGACTGAGCACGGGACCCGTGCTAAAGTGTATCCTGCCCGAAGGGTGAGGGAAGGGATCCAGGCGCCCCTGAGACCGACCCAAACCCTGGCTGACGATTTCCGCGGGACACACCGCGGAGCGCGGCGGGACAGACATGGGAAAGACCGAAGGCGCCGGGGCCTGATGCCCCGGAAGGACCGGCGGCGCCCGTACTCCCCCGGCGCGGATCGTCGGACGGGCACATCCTATATCCCCGCAGACCGACTGCAGCAGCAGCCGGTTTTTTATATGCCCGGAACCGGGAGCGCACCCCGGGGACGGGCCATGAGTCAGGGGCGGCCGGCCATGGCCGCGCATCTTCTCCTTGCGGGCCCGCCCCGACGGACACGGGGCGGGCCTAGCGGGGGAGAAGGAGGGGCATGGATGAGCTACAAGAAGAGCCTGCCGTTTTACCACACGGCGGCGTGGAAGAAGGTACGGGCGCTGGCGCTGACCAGGGACGGGGGCATGTGCCAGGACTGCATGGACCGGCTGCGCGCGGGGTACGGCATCCACCCCCGGCGGGCGGAGATGGTGCACCATATCATCCCCGTGAAAGAGCGGCCCGACCTGGCGCTGGAAATGAGCAACCTGCGGAGCCTGTGCCACGAATGCCACGAGCGGGAGCACCCGGAGAAGCACCGGCGGGAGCAGCCGGAGACGCCCTCACGGCACAGGATGCGGGTTATTAAGGTTTAAGCGGCGGGGCGGACGGGGACGAAATCGGCAGGGAGGCAAGGGACCCATGGTCAACGAGGAGCTCCGGGGGGAGCATTTTGAGACGATCACGGAGGAGAAGGCCCGGCACATGTACGACTACCTGTGCCTGGCGTGCGACCGGCGGCCGGACGGGCTGACAGACCCGGACCAGGCGCTGATCTACGACGCGGCATACCTGGAGCAGATCAAGGGCATGCTGCAGAAGGACATCCTGGAGCGGGGGATCGGCCAGGAGCGATACAACGGGCGGCAAAAGTATTACCAGGAGAACAAGAGCCTGGGGCAATTCCGCGCGTATTCTGACCAGCAGCGGAAGATCCTGGGAGAGCTCCGGCTGACGCCCGTGAGGAGAGGGGCGCAGCAGGTGAGCATCGATGACGATTTCGACAGCTTCGAGGACTGATGGGATTACGCCGCGGACCATGCCGGCGCAAGCGCTGGCGGCGCTGGAGATGAGCCCGGAGGATCCGGTCCGGCGGTGCGTGGCGTATGCGATGGACGCCCTGGAGGGGCGGATCCTGGTGTGCCAGAAAACAAGGCGGGCCTGCGAGCGGTTCATGGAGGATCTGCGGAAGAGCGAGGAGGAGCCGGATTATCCCTGGCGGTTTGACGCCCACCGGGCCGGGCGGCCGGTGAAATTTGTGGAGAAGTTTCTGAAGCCGGTGCGGGGCAACTACGAGCGGATGGAGCTGATGGGGTGGCAGTGCTTCATCTTCTGCAACCTGTTTGGATGGGTGAGCCGGGAGACGGAGCTGCGGCGATTCCGGGAGGCGCTGATCCTGGTCGGCAAGGGGAACGGGAAAAGCACCATGATGGCCGGGATTGCCACCTTCATGGCGTGCAAGGATCACGAGCCCGGGGCGGACGTGTACCTGCTGGCCAACAGCAAAGAACAGGCGGGGATCGTGTTTGACGAGTGCAAGCTGGAGATCGAGAGCTCGCCGGCGCTGGCGAAACGGTTCCGGACGCTGCGGGACGGGGTGTACTACGATGCCAACAACGCGCGGATCCGCAGCCGGGCCAGCGACAGCAAGAAGCTGGACGGCCTGAACCCACACGGGGCTGTTTTCGACGAGATCCACGAGTACCGGGACTTCAAACTGTTAAACATCATCAAGCGAAGCACGGTCAAACGGCGGCAGCCCCTGACGGTGTACATCACCACCATGGGAACGGTGATCGACGGGCCCCTGGCCCAGTATTACGGCCTGTTTACGGACGCCATGAACGGGACCCTGATCCCGAAGGTCGGGGATCAGATGTTCTGCTACATCGCGGAGATGGACGAGGGGGACGACATCGAGGACAGCCGGCTGTGGGGGAAGGCCAACCCGGGGCTGGGGCTGGTGCTGAAGATCGATACGCTGCGGGAGGAATGGGAGAGGGACAAGCTGATCCCCAGCGAGCGGGCCGACTTCATTACGAAACAGCTGAACATCATGGTGAACGCCGACGACATGGCCTTCGTCGGGCCGGAGGTCATCCGGCGGAACCGGGACATGATCGACCCGGAGAGCCTGCTGGGGCGGCGGTGCTACGGGGGCTTTGACCTTTCCAACCGGGAGGACTTCACGGCGGCGGCCCTGGAGTTCCCGCTGGACGATGGGCGGAGCTACGTGCTGCTGCACAGCTGGGTGCCGCAGCGGAAGGTGGACATGGACCAGGAGAAGATCGATTACTACGGCCTGGCCATGAAAGGCCATCTGACCATCGTGCCGGGGGAATACATCCAGCAGGAGGACGTGTACAAATGGTTCGCGGAGATGAGCTGGCTGTATGAGATCGTGACGATCGGATACGACCCGGCCAACGCGACCCGGCTGCGGCAGATGCTGGAGGCCGGGGGCAAGATCGACGGGAAAAGCGTCCAGGCCTTCGAGTGCCAGGTGGTGCGGCAGGGGCCGATCACCTTAAACGACCCCATGAAGGACATCAAGGAGCTGCTGCTGGCGGGGAAGGTGGTCAGCAACCAGGATCCGATGCTGACCTGGTACACCGACAACGTGCGGATATCCGGGGAGCGCCGGCACCTGGACAAGGAAAACTGGATGCCCATGAAGCGGAACAAGTTCCGGAAGATCGACGGATTTATGGCCTGGCTGGACGCCCACTGCGTAAGGATGCAGAAGCAGCCGGCGGGGACAGATTATATCCCGCCGGCGATCCGGGTGGTGGAGCTGGGGAGCCGCCGGAGGCGCTGAGGGCGGATCCCCGGGGCATTCCGCGCCGGGGCCGCTCGCGCTGCCGTTGAGACGCAGCGGTACAAAGACGCCGGCTTCGCCTGGCGGCTCGCCGCCGCCTAAGTACCGGCGTCTCAAAGGCTCCCCGGGCTGCGGAATATCCCCGGACCGCCCAGAGGGGCAAAACGGAAAAGAAAGCGCACGCGGAAGGGCGCGGACCTGCAACATCCGGAAGGGTGGGGCGGGTTTTTTATTTGGAGGTGAGCGGATGAGGAATCCATTCAGGCGGAAGAAAGCGCAGGCGCAGGCGAGGGACAAGCCCACAGCCAGGGCGGCCAGGAATCTGCGGATGCTGACAAGGCCGCGGGCGGACGCCACCGTGCAGGGGAATGAGGCGATCTACGCGGCGGTGAGCCGGATCAGCAACACGATCGCCAGCATGCCGATCCACTACTACAAAGGGTTCGAGCGGCAGGACACACACTCGCTGGAGCGGCTGATCAGCCTGGAGCCCCATCCGAACTTTTCCGCCTTCAGCTGGAAGCAGACCATGGAGGTCATACGGAACACGGAGGGGAACGCCTACGCGCTGAAGATCCTGGACAACTTCGGCCAGACCGTGCGGCTCGACATCCTGAACCCACTGAAGGTGACGCCACAGGTGGACCCGGAGGACGGGAGCATCTGGTACGCCATCATGATGGACGACGGGAAGCAGGCGCTGGCGCCGGGCTTCCTGGTGATCAACCTGCGGCACATGAGCGCCAACGGGATCAAGGGCATCCGGCCCATCGACGTGCTGCGTAAGTCTTTGGACTACGACACCCAGGTCAAGAGCCTGAGCCTGGACCAGCTGGACGGGGTGAACCACGGGGTGGCCCTGACCATCCCCAGCACGGGCCTGAGCCAGGAGGCGAAGGACGAGGCGGTGGACCGGTTCCTGGAGACCTACGAGAAGAGCGGGCGGAGCGTGGTCATCCTGGAAGGCGGGATGACCGCCACCAACTTCTCCAGCAGCCCGGTGGACGCCCAGCTGCTGGACGTGGAGCGGATCACCCGGAACCGGGTGGCCACGGTGTACAACCTGCCCCCGCACCTGCTGGGCGACTACACGGACACCAGCTTCGGCACGGCTGAGCAGCAGATGATGGAATATCTGCAGCTGACGATCACGCCGATCGTGGAGCAGTGGGAGGGTGAGCTGAACCGGAAGCTGATCACCCCGGAGGATTATGCCGAGGGGTACCGCTTCCGCTTCGACCTGAACGCGCTGACCCGGACGGATGTGAAGACCACCGCGGAGCGGAACCAGATGGCCATCCGGGGCGGATGGCGGAAGCCCAACGAGGTGCGCGCCGAGCTGGGCCTGCCGCCGGATCCGGTGGGCGACCTGCTGATGAGCAGCCGGGACCTGATTCCGCTGCGGATCGCGGTGGAGCATCCGGAGCAGCTGCTGGGCAGCCAGGCGGCGCCGGCAGAGCCCGCGGGCGAATCTGAGGGAAAGGAGGATAAGGAGCCTTGAAATTTTGGAACCTGATTCCGGACGCAGAGACGCCCGGGGACGGCGTGCTGGACATCGAGGGCCCCATCGATGAGGAAGCCTGGTTTGACGGGGGGACCGGAAGCCGGGAGTTCAAGAAGGCGCTGAAGGGCCTGAAGAACGTCACCGTGCACATCAACAGCCCCGGCGGGGACGTGATGGCGGGCGCGGAGATCTACAGCGCGCTGAAGGAGCACAGCATGAACGGCCGGGGCAAGGTAACGGTGATCATTACCGCCCTGGCGGCCAGCGCGGCCAGCGTGGTGGCCATGGCCGGGGACGAGATCCTGATCAGCCCGGTGGCCTACATGATGATCCACAACCCCTGGAGCTTCGCCATGGGCGACGCCCGGGAGATGCGGAAGACCGCGAAGACCCTGGACGAGATCACCGAGGGGCTGATCACCGCCTACCAGCAGCGGACCGGAAAGAGCCGGGACCAGCTGAAGCGGATGCTGGAGAACGAGACCTGGATGAGCGCGCAGACCTGCGTGGACGAGGGATTCGCGGACGGCATCTACGGCGGGGAGATCCGGGCGGCCGCCATGGCCGGGAGCGGCATGCTGACCAGGGCCACGCCGGAGAGTATCCGGGAAATGTGCGCCCGGTGGGAAGCGAGCCGCGGCGAGAAGAACGAGGACCCGGAGGAAGAACCCGAGGAGAGGCCGGAGGAAAACCCGGACGACCCCGAGGAAGAAGCCGGGGAAAATTCGGAAAACGCCGGGCAGGATGCCACCCAGGGGGATGACCCCGGCGCGGATCCGGAGGAAGACGACCCGGAAGATCCGGAGGAAGAGCCGGAAAACCCGAACGATCCGGAGGATCCGGAAGAGGATGATCCGGAGAAGGACGCGGAGAACGCGATCCGGACGGACATCGCCCGGCGGGCCGCCATCCTGGCCGGGCTGGAATGGCAGCAGTAAGACAGGCGCGCGCAACCTGAGGCCGGCGCCGGCCCCGCGTGCTGCGCGCGGAATGGAGGGAGAACGGATTGAAGCTGCAGGAGATCATGAACCAGATCACGACCCTGGGGGGACAGATCCGGGCGAAGAGCGCCGCGCTGGCGAAGGATGCCCTGGATACCACGATCCCCCTGGCGGAGATCGAGAAGCAGCAGGCCGACATCGCGGACATGCAGAAGCGCATGGCCGCGCTGCAGGCCAGCTACGACAGCGAGAAGGCCGGCACGGAAGGCCGGCTGAACCCCATCAAACCCGAGGAGAAAAAGGAGGAAAAGAAAACCATGAACGAGATCCGCAAGAGCAACGAATATGCCCGCGCTTTTGCCTACGCCATGAAGCACGGCCTGAACGCCCGGAACGGCATGGGCAACGAGAACGTGAAGATCCTGTATGACGCGCTGACCGAGGAGGGCGGCAGCCCCGCCGGCACGGACGGCGGCTTCCTGGTGCCCATTGATATGGACCACGAGATCCGGGAGCTGAAGCGGCAGCTGAACCCCCTGAGCGCGCTGTTCAATGTCGAAAACGTGACCACCCTCAGCGGCTGGCGCGTCGTC